ATATCTGTAGTATTTCTACCCATCATAGTTGAACTATCAAGGTGATAAATAAAACCATCAGATTTATGTAAAACAATCTTATAATATCCAGCATCTTTGATAAGAGCTTTTAACTTTAATGTTTCCATATCAGCTGCACAAGTTTCAATAAACTTTTCTGCAGCTTTCTTTTTATTATCTTCAGAACCATTACCATTAATGTGTCTATCCATGTTTTCAAATAGGATATCATTAGGTGTTGACTTCTTATATTGAATAGAATCAATATCAACAACCTTAGCAACTAAGAATAATTTATTAGTATTCTTATCAAATAGTTTCTGAAGTTCTGCAAGTGCCTTATTACGAATCTTTTTATATTCTGTTTTAGTACTTACTGTTTCTTCATGTTTATCTAAATAGAATTTAGGAGGAGTTGACATATGTCTAGCAGCATCATAACTTTTTGCTACAAGAGAAAAACCACCTGCATTAATTGCAATTAATTTAATTAAATCATAAGGATCTGTTTTAGGTTCTAAAAATGTAGGCTCATTTCCTACACGTAATACAATCTTTTCCCAAAACTCATGATTGTCTGGTTTAAGTAATTTTACTTTATTCCAGAATTCTTTATCTGTTGGATCAATGTAATTAGCAGCTAAATCTTTTTCAAGTTCAGATACAATAGATCTAATCTCTTTTATTTTAGCTTCTTTTTCATCTTCTGGAAGCATTTTAACTTCAGCAGCAAATTCATTTAATCCAGTAAGGTATCTTTTAATACCGTTAATTTCTATACAAGTTAATTGTTCCTCATGGAATACTCCATCAAAAACATTCATTCCATAATTCTCTAAACCCATATTAGAAATGGAAGATTCAAAATATGGTTTGATTGAGATAGCACCAGATTTATTACTAGGATATCTTTCTACAATTGTTACACTCATTTTATTTGGTTTTTAGTTTTTAATTTTTCAAAAGTAATATATTTTTTATTAAAAGCATAAAGGGGAGGAATTACTCCCTCCCCTCATTATTGCTTTATTATTTAGAATGAACCTCCAGTGATTGGGTTCTTCATAACAATTTTCAACACTTTAGTTGGATCTTTAACCCAGATAGCTGGCATAGTTTGAGTCATCATAACTCTATAACCATTGAATTGTCCAGAAGACTGGAAACCTTGGTTACGTCCCATGTAATCCATTGTACCATTTTGGTACCACCATTTTAATTGATTATCCCAGTTAAGTTTCAACAAGAACAAGTTATCATTTGTATTATCAGTAATATCAAATACTATGAAGTTGTAAGAAGAAAGTGGATAACCATCAATGATTGGATTCTCAATATCATTAGTATGAATATTGTCAAATGCTGGATTCAATACAAATTTAACGTTAGCCAAGAATGGAATAACATAAGAAGTGTAAGCAAAACCAAAATTTAAATCCATTCCTTGACCAGTGATAGCTCCAATGTCAGCAGCTTGAATTAAAAGACCAGAGTTAACTGTTTCTCTCTTAATAGCTTCATTAACCATTTTCATACCACCCATTCCAGTTTGTACAATAATTTGACGCTTTGGATCTGGACCTTTGAATTCAACCTTACCATTGAAGAAATTATAAATTTCATTACGGAAAAGATCAAGATTAAATGATGCCTTATTGTAAATACGCTTGAAAGAATTATCTAATTGTCTCCAAAGACCTACAGATAAACGCATATCATCTGGACCATCTTGCTTAATTCTACCACCATGACCCCACATTAAGTAAGATTCAATGTCATTAGAAATTTTGCTAAGGTGTGCAGACTCTAAACGTGTTAAGAAAGTACGGCTCAATGAACCATTTTCAATTGCACGTTTTGCATAATCTTTACCCATTTTAGATACTAAAGATTCTAAGTTAGTAACAGATGGATCAACATTGTTATCAAAGTTTCTCCAGATTTCAGTTACAGGTACAGTACCATCAGCATTCATACCACCTTTAATCATTAAGTCTGCACGTGAAGAAATAGAATAATGTACGTGTGCTTCTGCACCACCTACATAGTTATAAAATTCACGGAAACCTGATTGTAAAGTAAGATCAGAAAATCTTTCACCATACTCACCTCTTGCAGAACCTTTACGGAATATTTTAGTTCCTGAAGCCAAATACTTGTTATCCAAGAATTTAGTATTGTCATTGTTTACAAGTTGTACTGTATAGATGAAACCATCTCCTGTAGGGATAATATCTTCTGAAGGTACAACATACATCTCAGCGCCATTATACTTGTCATAAGTAACAATGTCACCATGACCAAAAATACGCTTGTTTAATTTAATCTTGAAAGTTTGACCATCAATACCTTTAGTCGTGTTTCCAGATTCAATATCTTCCATTACATATGGTAAATCTTGGGCAATTGGAACTTGCCACTTATACTCTCCGCGAGCATTATCTACCATGATTACATTCTTACCACCGAAGCTAGACATTTGATAAAGTGGCATCTCAACTTTTTGTGACATTGCCCAGATATCTACAGGGCCCATGTCCATTGGTTCAGATGACTTCAACATGTTAACCAAGTGGTATGAATCAACGTGAGAAGAAGCTTGATAGCTTGTGTCACGTAAAAAAATACCATTATTTAATACTGGTGTTGCCATTTTGAATTGTGTTTAATTGTTTATAATTGTTTATTTGTTTATTTATCTTTTGAAAAAATTACCGTTGTTTCTTTGAATTTTGGGAGTCTTTTTAGGTTCATCTTCTGCTACAGAAGAAAATGTTTGCTTTCTCTGCTCTTCTGTCTTAAGACTTCTAACAGTTTCTTTAACAGATTCATTTTTGGCATTTTTCCTAATTTCATTTCTATAAGATTCTGGATCAGCTAATAACCAAAGTGCCTCAGCAATTAGGTCATGTCTGGGTTCAACAAATTGATACTTCTCTAGTAAGTGACCTAAAAGATTAGTTGGTTTACCACTAATAGATGGATAAGCTGGTTGTACTAATCCTGTATATAATAATGATTGAGTTTTTTTATCAATCTTAAGTCCATTAAGTTCTGATGGTTTAAGTGTTTCATAAACACTTTCCATATAACTTTCAGCAGCTTCTTGTTGTTGAACCTTTCTAGTTTCTTGTTCAGCTAATTGTTGTGCAACAATCTGCTCCTGCATTCTATCTAATTTTGGTTTAAACTTTAAAGCTTTTTCTTCAAGTTTATTCATATCTCTCCAGCTATCAATCTCTTCACTAATTTCTTCATCATTTCCAAAACGTGTAGCTCTTAGATAATTTCTTACAATAACTTCTTGATCATGTTCATTATCAACATCAAGATCTCTTACTTCTTCTACTTGAGCAAGTGCTCTAAATAAACCTTTTAAATCTTGACCACCATCAGATACATACTTTGCAGCAAACTGGAGTTCTTGTGGTAAAGCTTGGAAGAATTCTCTAGGAGTTTCTTGTTTGATTTTTGTTTCTCTCTCTTCAAAGTTTGCTTGAATTAATTCTTTCCAGTCTTTAATAGAATAGTCATCTAATGATTTATCATCATCAAATGGCATAATCAAACCTTCTTCAATTAACTTAGAGAATGTATCTACTAATCCACTCTTATCAACTTTAGATCTACCCTTTGCAGGTTCAGCTTCTAGTTGACTCATTGTTTCTTCAAGAATCTGTGATACTTCATCTTGAGTTGTTGCATCTGAAGAACTTGGTTCTTCATCTAGGAATTTTAAATCAGTTTTCTTATTGGAAAAGATATTTGGTTTTTCTTCCACACCTGGTAACAGAATACTGTCTGCACCTGGAGTAGATCCAAATAACTCATCAATATTTACATCAACTTCTTTAACCTCCGTTTGCATAGTTGTTTCTTGACTCATTTATATTGGTTTTATTGGTTTTATTATAGAATAATATAAGAAAAGTTATTTTAGTAAACTTATTAAATTTGACTTTTGAATTTCAAAAATCTCATTATAACGCTATTTATTCTTTTTCTTCTCCTTAGATTTTAATGTTTGTTTCATGTCATATTTATTTTTATTGATTCTTGCTATCTCAAGTTGCTTATTTGCAATATCTCTTTTGATAGCATTGTCTTCTCTTTTAAGATCATCTTTAGCTTTTAAAGCAGACATCTTATTATTCTCTTTCTGATTATTGAATGACATGGTTTGTTGATACTCATCAGATGCTCTTATTTCTCTCATAGCATCCATGTAATCACTTTCTTTATTCTCATTGATATCTTGCATAGCTCCATAACCAGAAGACTTAATCTGAGCCTCCAGAATATCTGTTTGTCTATCCTTATCTTTTTCCTGCATTTGGAAATCTCTTTCAGCTTGTTTCTCAGCAGCCATTGCTTGTAATTGCTGTTCTTGCATTTTCTGTTGCTCTTGACCTTGCTCTTTTCTAATTCTATCTTGTTTTTCTTCAGCAGTTTTCAAAGCAATATCTACTTCTGGTATAGACTGAGATTTAATGATATTAGACAAGTCATAGATTGATGCTCCTGAAGTATTATTATTTAAAGCTAATTGCTTTAGTTGTTCTAGAATATTTCTATGATTAGCTTTTGTTGTACAGAATATATTAAGATCTCTCATTAATAAATCTGTTCCATCAACAGTAAATGTAACTTTCTCATCATGAGAAGTCAGATATTGTAGTCTTGTAGATGGTCTATTTGAATGATAATATTGTGCTAGATCTGTACGCATATTATGTACTCTAGGCATTAGATTATCACAGTGTTGAGTAAAGTAAGTTTCTGTTTGAGCATATGAATTACTTACAGCAACTCTAACTCCTTCAGCAGTAGGTTGTTCTACTGCACTACCCATTCTCTGAGGTGTAATACCTATAGATTCAAATGCTTGTGTTTTAAAGTATTGTGCAAGTTGAATTCTAGATAATAATCTTTGTGTTTGTTCTAGATTTAAAACTTGATAATGTTGGAAATTTAAAGCATTTTCTGTATTTGTAATAGAAGTATCTAAAGGAAGCATTTGAAATGTCTTCATTGCAACATAAGCTTTAGCAAGATTATGTTTACCCCAATCTTCACCTAATGAATGTCTAGGTAAAGAATTTTGATCCAACATAATTACTGTACCTAGCTCATCTACTAGAATATCAGCAATTTGGTTATTAACAATGTTATATGCTATTTGATATGGTTTCATTAAATCTACAAGAGAAACAGATTTAGTATTTCTATCTGAGAATACAGCACCTTCTACTGGTAGTTTACAACCATATAAAGAATTATCACCTTTAAATTGAAATGGTAATTTAGATATTTGATTCTTTGTTATTCCTAAATAGATAGGAGTTAATCCATCTGGATTATTCATACCCCAATAAGAAGGTCTATTAGGACCAATCTTTATTCCACCCCAAGTTTCATTAATCCAAATCCAATCAATGTGTTCTCCATAGATTAGATTTTCTTTTGTTTTATTCTTAAATAATAAATTATCATACTCTGGTTTCATTGTAACCTTATATGATTCATCAATTATATCCTCTACAATTTGGCCATTAATATCAACTTTTGTTAAATGTCCAACTTTACGTTGACTTTTCCAGTAACATGTTGTAACTCTTAAATAGTGAGCAGAACCCATATCAAATAAGTCTTCACTATCTGAAAGAATCATATTAACAATATCATTACCATCATTGATATAATTATCAGTCATAGAAACAAATTGTCTATAAGCAAGAGATGGTTGATTTGTATTCCAATCATGTGATCTAGTATTGTCATAGTAAGATCCATCATTTTGCATACCTGTAATAGGATAAGCAGATGATCTTACAGGATATAATACCTCAATTGATTCTATTTGTTCTTGAGTCATTAAGAAACCAAACTTATCAACTACATCTGATATAGTCATCATATCACATTTACCAACCCAATTTGATTGTGAGATATATCTTGTATCTGGTGATTTATGATAGAATGTCATTAATGGATTCCAAAGTTCTACATCATAATCATCATCCATCATTTTAAAATGCCAGAATTCTCTATCAGCAATTAGTAAATCTCTAAATGCCAGTTCTTCTAATTCTTGTATTTTAAATCTTTCTTCATCTACTTGATGTTGGTGCCAAGCCCATTGTTCAATAACAGATCTATAATCTTTTTTAAAGAACTGTTCAATTTCTGGTAATGTTTTTAAACTTTCTGGAGATAACTGTTGTTTAACTTCTTCAGATTCAATATCCATTCCAGCTTCAATTAAACTAGCCATTACTTTATCCTGGGCTTCTTGTAGTAATACTTCTTCTACATTAGCTCTCTTCTGTTCTAACATGTCATTGTAAGACATTTCATCAACAGCTCTATAAGCAACTTTACTTGCTCTTTTTGAGAACTCAGAAACTAATACATTAATTACATTAGGAATTATTGGATAAAATTTTAATTCTAAAGCAGACTCATCTTGTTTTGTTAATATATCTACAAGATCTGTATAGTCATTATCTTCTTCAACAATATAATCTGTCTTATCAATTAACCCTTTTGCTAGTTTATAATTTTTCATTAATCTTCTAGCATTTCTACGTAATTGTTTCTGTCCTTGTAATTCTAACCAATCTAAATTCCAAGCAGCCCACTCTTGATCCTTCTTATCTTTAGGAAGAAACTGAATGGGTTGGGTAAGAGTACCCATTTTATTATATTCAGATTTTTTACCTGATTTTATATCTAGAGCGTTATAAATTTGCATGATTATTTATTTTTTAAAGAAAGGAAAAGCTGTAGTATGAGAGATATAACCATTATAGGGAGTACCACTATTGTTATTATAATTAGAGTCAATATTATGGCAATCAAATTTGTTTTCTGAATTATATATTTCCTCATATGAATCTTCTACTAAAATTAAGGATTGTTCAAATGTTATTTGTTCTTGTTCAAGTAATTCTTTTACTAGTTGAATTTTAGTTTTGTTTTTAGTTATCATTATCTAAAATTTTTAAATGGATTTCTTTTCATTTTTTGACCACCAAAAGGTTGTTTAGAATTTCCAATAAACTTAAAAGGGTTACTATTTAATTTATACAAATTATTTGAATTCTGCAACTTAACAGATTCATCTGTTTCATACTTTCTAGTATATCCCCTATTGGAAATTTGTATTCTTGCAAATGATATTAATGCTGCTAATGCTACTAATCTATCAACGTTTAATCCATCTCTATAAGCAAGCATTTCAACCATTGCCATTTTATCTGGAATTCTTTCAATTCCATATGTTGTTTTAACTATAGTTCCATCTGGTTTGGTCTCATGATCAATCTCTTCTGTAAGAAATTGAATTAAATATGATAGCAAATGGGTTTTGAATAATATACCTGTATTTTTCCAACCATATTCCTGGAATACATTTGCATTGGCACCCAGATCTTTTAGAAATAATATTTGATTCTTTGGTACAAGATATTTTTGTTTTCTTTTTTCAATCATGTATTGTATGAATAATGATATGTTATTCTCTACAATAGTCCATGCATTATACCACTCAATTATTAATTCTAATTTTTCATGTGTTTGAACAAGGTCATCATATCTACCACACCAAGCTGCTACAATTTTATCTTTCTCAAAATAGGTTTCTTTACCACTAGCAGTTTCTCTAACTACCTCAACTGGTGCCTTATAGACATAAATAGAACATAAAGATTCAGATGTTGTAGTTTTACCTTCTGATACAGGGTCAATAGAAGCATAATACATTCCAAATGTTGGATCCTTTTTAGGTCTTTCCCAAACAACAAAAGCTCCTTCTTTATCATCTTCTGTTTTCTTAATAGGAAAATGTTTAATAGGAACTTTTCTAGATAGTTCAGCAATAATTTTACCTTCTGCATCTCTATCTAAATCTAAAAGTTCATAAGGATATTCTTTTTCTTCTATTCTCCTTGTTTGTGCAGTAAGTAAGTGAACAGGAAATTTAGATTCTTTTCTTGCAGCAAATGCTTCTGCAATATTCCTTGGTCTCTGTGATATTCTTAATTGATACTGCTCTGGTTCAAGTTCTTTTTTCCACTTCTCAAATTGTTCATCTAATGCAATTAATGCTTCTTCTACTAATGAGTTACCAAATTCATCAATATAAGGAGGCATTGACCATTGTTCAGGAATAAACAAACCAGATCTACCAATTGTACCTTTGTCATCAAGTAGGTCTGTTTCAACACTGTATATATCATTTACATCAGGATTATAAATTAATTCTTTTAATGGTTCACATTGATCTAAATCACCAACAGAACCTGCTGCAATAAATGTCCCAGTTGTAATAAATCCAGAACCCATTGCTGGTCTAACGAACTCATATGTTACATTCATCTTAGGAGCAATACCAGCTTCCTCATGAAAGAAGTATTTAACAGGACCCCCTACACCATTTGTAGGATTTTTATCAAATGATAAACCTATTAAACGTCCTTTTAAACCTTTTGTTACATCTTGATTATTCTGTCTAACAGAAATCTTTTGTTCCCAGTTTAATACTTTATCTGGAGTGAATGGTCTATACCATCCTGTATGTTCATTTAAAAAGTTTCTATATTCATTAAAGAAAGCCCATGAACCTTTTTCATTTATATAATCTTTTAGTTCAGCACCTATCTTTAGTGTTACCCCTTCTTCAAACCAAATTTGATTTATGATTTTAGCACAATGAAAATATGAACTAGCAATCTGTCTTTTCTTTAAAATAGCACAATGCTTATAATGTAATTCAGCAAGTATCTCATATAAAGCCATGTGGTATTGAGCATCTCTTACTTTAGCAAATCCAAACTTCTGTTCTTCTTTATCAAAGATTGGTAAGAAGTTTAACCACATGTAATAATCTCTGGTAATATACCAGGTCTTATCTCCATTCTTAAAGATTACTCCCTTTCTACATTTTTCTTTTTGATCATCCCAATAGTTTTTATAATCTTTACTTCTTAAAGGAGAATCACAGAAATAACCTAGTTCATTAAATCTTTTAGATTCTGTATTAAAACTATCAGATGTTTCATCAAATTCATACTTACCAGGTTCTTTAAATAATGATAGAAGAAAGTTTTTATAGTCTTCTCTTGTATCAAAAGAAGTTACACTATACTCATTATTTTCAAATGTTGGAATGGTTATATAACTCATATATTATTCTTGGTCATAGGATAAGCCTATGCCTCCACGCACGTGACTCTTTTGTTCTTCTTGTAGATCTTTATAGGCACCCTTAAATGAAGCTCTTACAGCATCATAATTCTTAGCAGCACTTACTAATGCTGTTAGGTTACCATCTCTACCATCAGTAATACTTGTAGTTTCCATATATCTACCAAGTCTATCTAACATAGATGCAATTCCTTTGTATGCTCTTGATGTTGGTGTAGCATACATTTTTTCACAGAACTTTAATGCATTATGTATATCTTCTTCTTCTGTAGAAAAATCAGCATCAATTTCTTTAAGAATTAATTCTTCTTTATCTAACTCTGGTACAAAAAAGAAAGGATTTATATCAGAATTTGGACATGTCATATAAAATAAATATTGATAAATCTTTATATGATTTTCTGGATAGTTATCCATTATATCCTTAAGTGATTTAAGAATATAACAATGTTCAGAAGGTATTACTACATTATTTTGTATATCAAATAATCTTATTTTCATATTATTGGTATTTTTTAAACACTTCAAGAATTTCTTCAACAATTGAATGTCTATGATTTTGCTTGAGCTTAATAACACAGAATTTTTCTATGCCTACTAGATGCTTACAAATAAAATCAAAACCTGATTCTTTTTTGTTTTTTAAATCTATTTGCGCAGAGTCACCACAAAAAATCATTCTGCAATTATCTTTACCAATTCTTCCTAATAATAATTCAGTTTGTGAAAAGGTAAGATTTTGTGCTTCTTCAACAATTACTGTACAATCTTGAAAAGTATAACCTCTAGTATAACCAACTGGTATAACTATTATATTACCTTCTAATATCTCTTTGTCAATCTTAGCTTTATTGTAAAGCTTGTACATATTTTGGTGAGTTGGTTGTGTAAACAAAGCCATTTTCTCATCAGCAGAACCTTTTAAAAATCCTATATCTTCATGAGCAGTTACTGCAGGTCTTACAATAATTATCTTTTTTTCATATAAAAATAATTGATCTAATGCAATTTGTGCAGCTAATAAAGATTTACCTGATCCTGCTGCACCATAAATAGCACTTGCAACAGATTCAAGTATTTCAGTTTTAGCTTTCTTTTGCTCTTCATTTAATGAAATTAAATATTTGATGTCATTTTTCTTCTCTCTCATAACTATTTAAAATAAGTTCTATTATCATTTAAGTGTTTAATTAATGTAATTACCTCTTCCTTTAGATAAGGAACATTGTATATAACAAT